GGTAGAGGCCAACCATTACAGTTGACCCCCCTACCCACTATTAAATCTTAAAATTCATTTGTTTGTATTGCATCACCTGCAATGAAACCGCCAAGAATACCAAACATGCTACCAAATACCACATATAGTGGACATTGAGCAATAGTTACATAATCCAAGCAAAAGGTTGTTGCAATTAATCCTGCAATCATTGCATAAGAAATGAAGAATCCAAGCACACATGCTAAAGCTGTTAAAACGTTTTTCATAGTAGTAGTAGTTTAAGAACAATACAAGAGTTTAAGAGGAAACTAACATTCTAATAAAGGGGAGTGTTAATCCCCTTCATTTCCAAGGTCTTCGTTATAAACAAATATTCCTGTCTTATAGAAGTTCTTCACTTCTTCTATATAAACATGTTCATAAGCCTTGTTATCAATAATAAGGTGATAGGTCTCCCGACCATCAACATTATCTCCTGTTGGAATCAACAGGATAACACTTGTTATCAGTTCAAACATATTATTAAGATTAGATACAAGAGTTTAAGAAATTTAAAAGGAGGGATTAACCCTCCTTCTTTAGACAAATATTAAACACTACTTTGTCTCCAACTGGATACAACTGATACTTGCGAAGCAAGCCTGTTGTAATCCATTGGTTAATTTTCTTTTGCATTTGAGGGAGCTCTTCAACAGAGACTGCCTCAATGATAACCTTACATTTCATAGTGAGTGAATTAGGGTAAGTACAAGAGTTTAACATAACCAATGAAAAAAGAAAGCAAATCCATAAGGACTTGCTTAATATCTATTCAAAGAGCAATCGCTTTCAACTGAATGCTGTTATCATAGTGGCTAATAACAATACAAGAGTTTGACATGACATTTGATACAACACTTGTGTTGTTACAAACAACAACCAACCAAGCATGATCAACAACAAACAACAGTGTCACATCACACACAAGAGTTTAGACAACCACAACAATTCTTCTCCCAAAAAAATTTTTGTCTCTCACCTAACCTAATACACACTACCATGTCTAGAAAATCATGGGGGGTACACCGCTTTTCTGAATGTAGTGGGGGTCGTTCTATAGAGCACCAATCTCACTCTCTTCTATAGTTGAATTTTTATATGGAAAAAAATTATGTTTATCAACACGGATGTTTATAAGGTGTTATCCAAAATTTGTTTGTTATTATATTATTTCTAACTTTGTGATATGGATAATAAAGTACTACTTGTTAAAGCTTATATGGCTTGGGAGAAAGTTGGATTTGCTCCCGGTCCTGAGAAAGATGAATATGATAGACTATCTAAGTTAGAGAGTCAGAATGATGTTGTTGTTTCCCCATCGTGTAATTTAGATGATGAGGATTGTCTTAGTTGTGGAAGTTGATATGAACGATAACACTGTTAGGCAACAATTAAATATTTATTTAGCCCAAGGAAAAATCAATTTTTATCAACTTCAATCCCTTATTAGGGAAGTTGAGCAAAATAAATTAATGAAAGATCTTTCCAACCAAGAAAGAGATTTGATATTACAAACAATTAAAAAATAACACATGTGTAAATTTGAACCAATTCCTACAGGAATTATTGTTGAACTTGTTGAGGTGGAAGAAACCTCTTCTGGAATTATTCTTCCTGATGGTAGAAAAGCCTCGGATCTTGATGACTATAAAGGCGAGATTATTCTTAAAGTGGGAAGTGATGTTTATAAATATAAAGAAGGAGATAGAGTGTATTTCTTTCCTTATGCTCAACCTTCTCTTATTAAAGATATGGATACTAATGGTAAAGTGATTACCTACATGTTTTTCAGGGAATCTGATATTATGGCTAAAGTTATTTAATATCGGAATCTGTCATTTTTAAATAAGAGCCTATAGTTTTCTATGGGCTTTTTTTGTATATTATTTTATAATAGAATTACTAACCGTAATAAAAATAAATATCATGCAAGGAATTAATATTTTTAATTTTAAAAAGTATTTTAAACGTAAAGGAGATAACAATACTGCCAAAATTGGTCATGTAAATAGTTTGATGCCTTTAGTGATTGAAGATTCACCTAATACTTTAGGATTAGTGCCAGCATTTATTGGACAAATTGCAGTTCAACCAAATAATAATAGAGTGTGGATTGCATATAATGATGCTAATTGGACTCTTATTCTACTTGATTAATTATGCTAAAAAAATTCTTACCAGAAACACCGGATAAATATCTTAATACATCCACTGATTTACCATTAGCAAGATTTGGACATATTAATCAGCTTGTAAATGCTATTAATAATTTAGAAGAATCTTCTGGTAATGGCACTATTCAATCAATAGTTGAAGGAGATAATATATCCATTGATAACACAGATCCTGCAAATCCAATTATATCAGCGAATGTATCTGATGTTAATGGATTTGTACGCACTGTTTCTGGTGATAGCATTATTTCAGTGGATGACACTGATCCGGAAAATATTATTTTAACTGCAACAGTTACAGGATTTGTTTCCAGTATTACTAGTAAAGATAATACAATCTCAGTAGATAACGGTGACCCTGAAAATCTAGATTTATCAGTGACGGGATTTATTCCGTTAACTGGAACAGGAAGTGAATCTATCACTGGAGATATTGAAATGAATGGTAATGCTAGTATTAAAACAATAGGAAGTTTAGCTACTAACTCACTTAAAGTGGGTACTGCAAATAATGTTTTAAAAACAGCACAAAATACTGGAACAACATCTTCTGAATTTATCACTACATATAGTGCTCTTGAAGGTGCAAAATGTTTAATGCAAGCCACTGATAGTGCTAATGATACAACTTTAGTTGCAGTGAAAGCATCTGCTACAGCTCATTCAATTGAAGTGGATAGTGAAAAATCAACTTTTCAAGGTATTGAATATGCACAAGATTTTTCTGGAAAATATTCTAGTAATAGTTTAATTGCTAGAAAAGATGCTCCTGCTATTTTTGTAGATTCAAGAGCTCCTGCAGTTGGAGCAAATAAAATTGGAGATATATATATAAATACAAGTGCAGCTACTATTTACATATCAGTGGGAACAACAGTATCAGACTGGAAACAAATACTTTAATATTCTATAATATCATTATATTGTATAGTATAGATTTTTATAAAAATAAATTTAATATCTAAAATATATGCCACTATTAAAAAAATTTTATCCGAGATCTCCACAACCATTTATTGGAACATCGTTAGGAGACAATTATATTGCAAAACTTGCTGATCTCAATCGTTTGATTGATGAAATTGAGGAATTGTATGCTAATACACCTCCTGGTTCAGGATTGTCAACTGTTGCTGTATCTTCTCCATTAGCTGGAACTGGAACTATTGGAGATCCGTTAACAATTAATGGAAGTGTTGCCGGCACTAAATTTGTTGTACAAGCATCTGGTAGTGGTATTACAATTGGAAAAAATTCCGGTGGTTTTTCTGGTGGTCAGATAGGTATTGTAACAGACGATATATTAAAAATTCAAGTACAGAATGTACCAAATGGTTTGAATTGGGAAGGTGAACACAACACTTCTAATGCATATGGTTTAAATGATGTAGTATATAAAACTGTTGGTGGAATTTATTACACTTATTGGTGTTATAGTGCATCAGGTGTTCCAGCAGGACAAGCTTTACCAACATCTCCAGCAGTAGCTAATACATTTTGGGCACAATTAGGTGTACAAGGACCAGCTGGAACTGCTGGAGCTACTTGGACTGGTGGAGCTACAGTACCTTCAGCTGGTACTGGAGAAGTTGGTGATTTTCACTTAATAACTAGTGGTGTAAATCAAGGAGATATTTATAAGAAAACTGGTGCAGGATGGGGATCAGCATTATTTAACACTAAAGGTGCCACTGGAGCAAATGGAACTAATGGTGCTTTATGGTATTCTGGTGTAGGAGTTCCATCTACTAGTCTAGGAGCTATTAATGATTATTATCTTAAATCAGATGATGGAATTGTTTATAAAAAGACTGGAGCAAGTACATGGACATCTCAATCATTTAGTTTAAAAGGTAATACAGGTGCTGCCTCAACTGTTGCTGGTCCTGATGGTGATCCTGGTCCTAAAGGTGATACAAACACTATTGTAAAATTATATATAAGAACTGCTACAAATGCAACACCATCTGTTGCTACATCAGGTACTACATCATATACTTTTGCAACAGGTGCAGTAAGTAATCAACCTAGTGGTTGGTCAATTTCAATTCCCACCACTCCAACTACAAGTAAATATATTTGGGAAATCCAAGCAGTGGCTAACGCTACTGGTACAGTAGCTTCAATTCCTAATACTGGATGGTCATCACCATCATTACTTGCTCAACCAGGAGATCAAGGTAGTAATGGTACTGCTGCAGGATTTGGAACACCAACAGCAACTGCATTAGCATCAGGTAGTGCTCCCACTGTTACAGCATCAGGTCCAGATACAGCTAGAGTATTTGCATTTGGTATTCCAGCTGGAGCTGCTGGAGCAGCAGGCCCTAGTGGTAAATCAGTGTTAAATGGAACAGTGGTTCCAACTAGTGAAGGTGTTGAAGGAGATTTCTATATTAGAACCAACACTAATCAAATATTTGGACCTAAAACAAGTGGAGGATGGGGTTCACCTACAAATCTTGTAGGTCCTGCAGGTACTGCTAAAACAGTGATTGCATTTACTGTTGATGGTTACGGTGCTCCTATTACATTACCAACTACTAAAACTGTATTTAGTGTAACATTACCATATACAGGCGGTGTTACATATGATTCACTTACGGTTACAAGTGATATCAATGGTGGTGGTGTTAGTGTTGCTACTTTAACTGTTAGTGGTGGTAGTGGCACTAATTTTACTGCAACATTAAATAACACTACAACAGCAGCTATAACTGGTGGTCCTAGTAAAACATTTACAGCGGGTCAAACAATAACTTTTACATTATCTACTACAGCATCTATGCAAGCTACTTACTTATACGTGTCACTATCTGGAACTAGATCATGATAATAATACCTGGGATATATAATGCTCAAACAAACGTTCCTGGAGGGAGTGTTCAAGGGCAAACTATATCCGTAGGTGCTATATTAAAAGTAACTGAAAGAGATAGAAGACCATATCCAACAGATCCTGGAACACCAAGTGAAATCTGGATTGATAATACTGCAGCTATTGGATATATATGTAAAGAAGTTAGAGCCACAGGTACAGTATGGGATAGGCTCGATGTATTAGGTGATTATATAGCATTTGGAGATGGTGATCCTGGATCTAATATAGATATTACATTAGGATATAGACCCGGATCATTAAGATATGCAAGATCCACTCAAACTTTATGGATATGTGATAACAATACTCAAGGTGCAGCTGTTTGGTCTGCATTAGGATCTGGAGGTACTACAATATCTCTTAAAACTAATGGATCACCCAATCTCGAACAATCAGTATTAAACCTTGTAGAAGGTGCTAATATGGTTATTACAGCAGATGCTCTTGGTAATGTTACATTTGATTCTACTGGTGGAGGATTATTATCAGCACTACCTTATACCACTGATCACATATCTGCATTTGGTAATGGTTATTTAGTGAATGATTTAGTATGGTATAATGGCGATGTATATAGATGTATAGCAAGTAATGATTCAATATTACCTACTGACATAAATTATTGGGTAAATCTTGGTCCAGGTTATCAATTAGTACAGCAACCAAGTGATTGGAATTCTACTAGTGGGAATAATCAGATATTAAATAAACCCACTATTCCCACTAGTATTGTAGAAAGTATAACGGCAACATTACCTATTACATCAACAGGAGGTACTACACCTGATATCTCTACCTCAATGAATACCAATAAGCTAATTGGTAGGGGTACGGCAGGGACAGGGCCGATGGAGGAGATAACGCTTGGTACAGGATTATCTTTTACAGGCACTACTTTAAATGCTTCATCAACAAGTGATTCAATATCACCATTTTTATTAATGGGAGGATAAAATATGGCAACAGTTTATAAAGTATTAGGACAAATAAGTCCTTCGGCATTAACAGAAGGTTTACTATACGCAGTACCTTCTTCCACATCAGCAATAGGAAGTTCTATAATTATTGCTAACAGAGGAACATCTGTAGCTACGTTTAGGGTTAGTATTTCAGTAAATGGTGCATCTACAACAGCAAAAGACTATATTTACTACGATTTACCAATTGGTGCTAATGATACGTTCATCGCAACAATAGGTATAACTCTTGGCGATTTAGATGAGGTTAATGTTTATGCTTCAAACTCAAATCTTAGTTTCTCATTATATGGTTCAGAAATAAGTTAATATGCAGGGATACTCATCATACAATATAATCAGTAGTGAGATTTCGTATAAGAACTCTCCTAATATAGATGCGTTTGGTAGACTTAGAACAAGTACACCATTTACATTGTTTGATTCAAGCCATAGGTTTGATGACAACGGACTTTGGTCAACAGAAACTGCAACAGGAGGAACTGCAACATTTAACGCTCCTCAAGGGTTAGTTGACTTAGCTGTAACTACTGCATCAGGTTCTGAAGTGATTAGAGAAACCACTAAGGTGTTCTCGTATCAACCAGGAAAAAGTTTATTGGTACTAAGCACATTTGTAATGAGTCCTGCTAAAACAGGTCTTAGACAAAGGGTTGGTTATTATGGAGCAAAGAACGGATACTACTTAGAGCTTAATAATACCACCTCTGTAAGTTTTGTAGAAAGAAGTTTTGTTACAGGAGCAGTAGTAGATACACCTGTTGCTCAAGCAAGTTGGAATATTGATCCAATGGATGGGTCTGGTCCAAGTGGAATTACACTTGATTTAACAAAGGCTCAGATTCTATTCATGGATTTGGAGTGGTTAGGAGTAGGAACGGTTAGGATAGGCTTTGTTATAGATGGTAACTTCTATGTTTGCCATAAGTTTCACCATGCTAATATTATTGCTACTACATACATAACTACAGCATCTCTTCCTTTAAGGTATGAAATAACAAATACAGTTGTTACAAGTAGTGCAAGTATATTAAAACAAATATGTTCTACTGTATTGTCTGAAGGAGGTTATCAGCTTACTGGTCTTCAACAAGCAGTTGGTACTCCTGTAACTACTCCAAAAAATCTACCATCAGCTGGAACGTTTTATCCCATAGTAAGTTTGCGTCTTAAAACAACTCCTGATAGATTGGATGCCATTGTAATATGTACAGCAATTTCTATAATAGCAACAACATCAGCAGATTATAACTGGCAAGTAAGAGCAAGTGGAACTACTTCAGGAGGTGTAGGTTGGATTGACGCTCCTGGTGACTCTTCTGTTCAATATAATATAGATGGAACTTCATTTACAGGAGGCAGAATACTTGCAAGTGGATTTTTTAGTGTATCAAACCAAGGTTCAACTCAGGTTGATATCCTCAAAGAAGCACTCTTTAAAACACAGCTTGAAAGAAATGGATTAACAGGAGCACCGTTTGAACTTACTGTAGTAGTTGCTTCTAATGCTACAGGTGGTGGAGGAAATGTTCTTGCATCAATGGACTGGGAAGAAATAAGTAGATAACATGGCACAGGGATTTACAAGAGGCACACCGATAGATACAGATCCTAATTTAGCATTAGATAGTGATCTTGTTGTTCCTTCCCAAAAGGCTGTAAAGGATTATATAGACACAGGATTAGCTGATAAGGTAAACAGGGCAGGTGATGTGATGGGAGGTAATCTTATCCTAAATGCCAACCCTACCAGTCCATTACAAGCTGCTACAAAGGATTACGTTGATACACTCATAAATGGTTTAGATTGGAAGCAAGCTGCCGATGCAGGTACTGTTTCTGTTCTTCCTGCATATACTGTAACAGGCTCAGGTCAAATACTTACAGGAAATGTTAATGGTGCTATACCTTCTGCTACAACTGATGGTGTTACTCTTACTGCAAACCAAAGGTTATTAGTAAAGAATGAAACGTCTACTCTTACTCCCAACAATGGTATCTATGTAGTAACACAGGTAGGTAGTGGCTCTCTTCCTTTTATACTTACAAGGTCAGCCGATGCTAACACATCTGTGTTATTATCTGAGGCTACATTAGGTGTTAAGAATGGAACTACGCTTGCTAACACACAATGGCATTGTAATCCTGCTGCTATACCTATAATTATAGGAACTACAAATATTACATTTGCTCAAATAGGTGGAGGCAATTATACATTTAGCCCTCCGTTAGCGGTAGCAGGAAACATTGTTTCTATACCACCTGCAACATCTTCTCCTTCTGTAGATGGATATTTAACAGCTTCTGACCATTTACTTTTTAGTGGTAAGCAAGATGCTATTACATTAACTACAACAGGAACAAGTGGAGCTGCCACATTAACAGGAGCTACGTTAAACATTCCTCAGTATAGTGGTGGCGGTATTACTGAATTAACAACAGATGTTACTACACCAGCAGCTTCATCAGGAGTTACAGTAGCTACATTAGCACCTAACTTAAAAACAGGCTCTTTTGGTGTTACAGTAGATGGTGTAACTGGAATTGTACAGGTAGGCACAATAGGTTATGTGGTGATGCCATATGCAGGTACAATAACAGGATGGAGTATTACTGCTAATGTAAGTGGTAATATTCAGTTTGATGTATGGAGAGCATCTGGAGCAATACCAACAATTTCTAATCCAGTTATATCTAATTCTTTATATAAACCTAAATTGGTATCGGATAATTTTGAAACATCAAATGATATTACAAGTTGGACTCCTGGGTTTGTAGCAGGTGATGTATTTGGATTCTATGTAGATAGTGCATCTACTATAAAAAACGCAACATTAACAATCAGAACTACTAAGTCATGATACATTATGTAGAAATAATAAATTTTGGTGACCAAATAAGAATTGTTACTAAAGATGAAGGAGCTACGGATTTCAATGAGCCTATTATTATTGATGTGGAAACACCTTGTATTTCACTAGATGAAATATTAACAGAAATAAAAAATAGATTGTAATATGCCTACGTGGACAGGAGCAGGAGTTGATAATAACTGGAGTACAGCAGGCAATTGGGATACCGGTGTTCCATCAAGTACTACTCCAGCAATTTTTTCTGGTAATGTAAACCCATTACACCCAGCAAATAAGAATTGCATAATAACATCAGGAGCAAATTGCACGGATTTTAATTTAACAGGGTATAAGGGAACTATAACATTTACCAATACTTTAAACCTAAATGTGACTGCTACAGCAGGAAATCTTACATTTTCCGCTGAGGTTGGATTTTCAATGGTTGGTCCTAATGGGATTAACTGGGCTTTTAGTGTAACTGGATTTACGAGAACTATAACAACAAATGGTTATAATTTTGACCTTCCAATTACATCTCAAGGTTTAGGAGGAAATATACTTACCGTTGTAGGTACATTTCGAGTATCTGCTATAAATAACATAACTACTGGGTTTGCTTTTAATGGAGGAGATGTACAAATAATAGGTAATCTTGGTGGACTTATTTCTGGTACATCAAACAAGATATTAGTAGGCAATGGGACAATGCCTAATAATTGTAGTTGTAATAATGTTGTAATTAATGCACCTGGATTTACAAGAACATTTGTGGGTTCAAACACTATAACTACATTATTTACTTGGACAGCAGGTTCTATTATATCAACTGCAAACACAATAACATTAACTAATATGGTCACTATAAATTTAGGTGGCCAAACTTTCAATAATTTTACTTTTTCTAATACATCAATTTTAACCTGCACTGTTACTGGTGATTTTACTTTAACAGGAAATATAATTTTAATAGGTGGTGGTGCAGCTCTTAATGGAACTGGTAAAGCTTTTGTACAAGGTAATGTTACAGGTCAAGGTAGTGGGGGTACGTTTACTGTTGAAATGACAGGTACAAGTACTCTTAATGGACCTGTAAATAATAATGTAATAATTAATACACCAGGAGGAGTAGTTACACTTGGGCCAACAAATGAAGTAACTGGAGCAAGAAATTTAACACTAACAGCAGGTACGCTAAATTTAGCTAATAACCTTATAAAAAGAGGTGGAACAACTACAATTACATCTGGTTTTTTATTTACAGGAGCAGGTGATTTAGTTTTTAGAGATGTTCAATTTTCTCCAACTACGCATACATTATTTACTAATGGAGTAATTTGGCCCACTAATATTAGTATTAACCCATCTACAAATATTGCAAATACTTTGGTTTTAGGTGACAACCTAACAGTAGCAGGAAATTTTTCTTCTTTGGTTGGTGGAAGTGCAAATCAAGCACATACAATTAATGGAAGTAGTTTATTTGTAAGAGGAGATTTTATTGTTACAACTACAGGTGGTATAGTTGGTACAACAAATATTGTTTTTGAAGGTCCAACTTCAATGAATTGGACAATGAATGGAGGTTCGTTTCAAAATAATTTAAATATCAATAAAGATAGTGGAGCCTCAACATCAATATCAGGAACTTTTACATGGGGTTTAGCAGGTAGGACTTTGCAAAGAACAGGTTTAGGAAGTATAAATCCTGGAACATCAAATATTACTATACCCAATGCTTCTGTTACTATTAATAACATGGTTTTTAATAATCTAACTGTTACAGCAGGCACTCCTATTATTACTCAAAATCAGCTAAATACTATAAATGGATCATTAGTGTTACTTGGAAATGCTACATTTGCAGGAACAGCAGGATGGACAGCATTTAGTTTTACTCATGGAGGAGCAGGAACAACTTGCACACTAAAAGCAGGAGTTACATATACTGTACAGGGTGGTATTTTTACAATGATTGGAACAGCTGCATCAAGAGCAATTCTTCAGTCTGATGATGCTCAAAACGTAACAGTAAATATAAATGCATTTTCAGACCAAATGACGTTAGTGTCTGGAACTATTCCAGCACCAGCAGCAGGATATATATTAGGCTCAAGAGCATTTACAGGTACACTTCCTTCTGCATTAAGTAACTTGCTTCCAAATAGACCAACAATAGCATCTGGTCCTGTTGGAGCAGTGTATACACTAACAGCTCCAATTGGTGTAACTAATATTACATCGGCTCTTTTACTTCAAGTTGGTAAGAAAGCATTCTTTAATGTTTTTGGAACAACAAGTGTTGTGTATGCTGCTACAAGAGATATAGATTCAAATGGTGGAATTACAATCTATGCAGGACAAAGTTTTCCAGACTCAAGTGCTACATCACCAAACCAATTTAGAACACTTAATTGGGAGCCTCTCATAGCTCCATCAGGGAGTGTCTATTATACATTCGTAAGTTAGTATATTTATTATATTTGTAAACTTTAAAAAATAAAAAAGATATGCCAGTATATTATTTAAGAACAGCAAACAATACAGCAAATACTGTAAATATTAGAGATGCAAAATGGGCTACAGAAATAGTAGCAAATGTTCCCCCTTTGTTTTCACCTGCAGGTAGTATTTTTATTTCAGATTCTCAATTTGCAGATCCAAGTAATGAATTTGTAATTGATACTACTAGTGGTGGTGCTTCTAGTGTCTCTTCATTATTAACTATAAATGTTACTTCTAATTTAACTATTGCAAATTTATCATTTGGTGCTAAAAATACATCAACTACAACAAATAGTACTAATTGTAATTTAAATATTTCTGCAGGTATTACGTTAATAGTAAGTACAGCATTACAACTTTGCTATAATCCTGCATATACACAATCTACATATGGAACAGCTGGTATTCGATTAAATACAAATACTACTGGAAAATTAAGTATTCAAGGAAATTTATATACAGGAATACAACCATTAAATACAGGACCTACACCTACTTCTAATGGAGGTTCTTTTTCAGCTGTAGGTGGGAATAAATCAATAATTGAATTTGCAGGAAATAGCACTTGTTTGATAAAACCAAATTCTTTAGGTACAGCTTCTGCTAATGGTTATTTTAAATTATTATGTTGTGAAGGTTTTGGTTCAAGTACTACAAATGCGGCAAATCAATTTGAATTACAAATTAATAAAACTGGAGCCACTGCATTTTTAACACAAAACATTACACAAACAGGAATTCAAGTATATGGTTATACGGGAGTTACATTTATTATAAATTCAAATTATGATGCTTTAGCCAAATCAAGTAATCCTGGTAGATATGATACTTCAGCTTTTCCGTTTTTATTACTTGCATCAAATGGATCTTATCTAGTTACTACAGATACAAAAGAACTTATATTTAAAGGATTAATTAATTATAATTCTTTTGGAAATGGACTTGTAATTAATAATAGTTTAAGTTCTTTTAAAATTGAAAATATTGAAGTACGTACTTTTTTAAGTATAAATAATACAACAACTATATTAGAAGTCTTTAAAAATTTTACAGCATTAACAATAGGTGGTTTTCAAAATACTATTAATTCTATTACTGGAAATGGTACAATTAAATTTGTAGGTACTACAGATACTACATTTACTTCATATAATCTTACTTCTGCTCAATATTTTGGTTCTGGTATTCTACAAAGAATTGGTTGTAATATTGAAATAAATAAAACAGGTGGTGCAAAATTTATAGTTAATCCTAATATAACAGATTTAAATATAAGAAGATTAACGGTTGGTTGGCCTACAGCATCTCTTGCTGGAGGTTATTTGTTTAATCATGTTAGTGGTGAAATAGTTTGTGATGAATTATATGTAATACCTGGTGGTACTTTATCAGCAGCTAATCCATATAAATTTATTGGAAATTCAACATTTAATACTGCCACTAAAATTGTCATGTGTTCATCTACTGCTACTAATGATAGTAATTATCAAATTAATACAACATCTTTAAAATGTAATACATTAGAAATTATACCTTTTGCTGGTACACCATCTGCAGTACAATATATTGCAACTATATTAGGAAGTGCTGGATTTAATGTTCAAAGTTTTATACACACATCTTCTAGTTTAAATGCACTTGGAGCAATTAATATAGTTACATTATCAGGAGAATCAACTGCAATTTATACTGTATCAAATAGTATTACTATGCTTGGTCTATCAAATCGAAGAGCCTTATTACAAGGTAATCCTAATAATAAAATACTTAGTTTTAACGCATCTGCTTTAGGTACTACATTAACTACTAGTACAAGTCCTGCTTTAACTACTAGACATTATATTAGTCAAAGTCCAACAGCTGGTGGAGTTTCAAAAAGAACTCCAAGTGTTTTATTTACAGGTAGTGATGTTACTCTACAAGGTTCTTTTACTAAAATTGATGCTAATCTATCTCCAAATACTTGGAGATTAAATAGAGATGTAGGAACAATAAATACTAGACCTTTTGAAGCAGGTATTCCAGCTATATTTAGATTTACAGGTTCTGCTAGTAATTTAAATATTAATTATGCTACTACTTTTGATATAGATAGTAGCGGGGCTACAACAATTAAAGCAGATAATTCATATCAAAATAGAGTTGGAATACCATTACCCAATATGTGGAGAACTATAAATTGGGATGCTCTTAATCCACTTTTACCAAATATCATTGAAGGTTATGTCGAATAAAATCATTAAAACAAGTAAAAAAGGTATTGATCTAATCAAAAAATATGAAGGATTCAGATCAGAACCATATCTCTGCCCTGCTAATGTGGCTACAATTGGGTTTGGAACAACTTTTTATCCAGATGGAAAAAAAGTAAAATTAACGGATTCACCTATTTCAGAAACAATAGCAGAGGTCATATTAAAAAGACAATTAGAAAAATTTGAGCAATATGTTGATAGCTATTGTATTGATACTATTAATCAAAATCAATTTGATGCATTAGTTTCTTTTTGTTATAACCTTGGTCCCACTAATTTAAAAAGTAGTACGCTATTAAAGAAAGTAAATAAGAATCCAAATGATCCAACAATAAAAGATGAATTTATGAAATGGGTTAAGGCTGGAGGAAAAACATTAAAAGGATTAGTGAGAAGAAGAGAAGAAGAAGCTGAATTATATTTTTCTTAATCTGATCGCAGATATTTTTTAGAAAGTGCTGGTATAATACTAGCACTTTTTTTATTTCAAAAATTTTTTTAAATTTGTAATGTTTAACTTTTAAAAATTATACAAATGGAAGAAACTCTTGAAAAAGAACCAAGATTGTCTCAACAAGAAATTGAAAACAATCGTCAGAAATTAATGGAATATTATGAATTAAATATTCCATTCTTAAAACTTCAATCTGAATATGAAAAATTAATCACAGAGATTCAAGAATCTAAAACACGTAGATTGATTGCTCAACTTCAGTATGCTCAAATCATGTCACCTTCACAAGAAGAAGAAACAGAAAAAGAAGATGCTCCAGTTAGAAAACTTAAAAGAGAGGAATAATGGCTAAACTCACACTTATTGATAAAAAGGCACAAGTGGATTCTTGGACTATTGTTAAAGTCCAACTAATGCTTCATTGTGAACTTAATAAAATCAATATTAGTGAGGCTGATACTAACGCTCTAGTGCAACTAGTTAAACAAGGGGAAACCGAACTTAGTTCATTCTGTATAGATGCTAGTTCGGATTCCCGTATGTTTAAATCTGCACAAAGTGTTAGAAATTTTGTTTCCAAAGCAGAAAAACAAAACTTAATTGTTAAATCCGGCAACACTAAAAAAAGAATTAAGATAAATCCGGAATTAGGTATAGTAACAAATGCCGATAATATAATGTTAGATTATAAATTGTTGTGTAGAGATTTTAAATTATGATTCCAAAGAAATATAAAAATGTACTAGCAGAATATTCAGAACAATTTGAAAATCCTGAAGTAATATCTGATATAGTTAATTTTTTTTGGGATGATGTATCTACAAATCTTAGAAACATAAATTATCCATCTTTATATATTGAACAATTAGGTGAGTTTAATATCAAGCATTGGATCCTCACTAAAAAAATTTTAGAATACACCGGATTGATAGAAAGAAATCCAGGCCAAACATTTAATCAAAGAATCAAGAAGCAAGATTCAAAACTTCAACTTGATAAAATGATAAAACTGCAAAAAGAACTTGCAGATGAATATTCAAAAAAACTAAATAAAAAACAACAGAGAAATGACTACAGAAGATCTAAAAAAGATTTGGAACAATAAAGAAAAGATTCTTGAAGGTTTCAAGAATGCAATTATTAAAGACGAATATGTTGAGTCTATTGCATCTATTAGAAATGAGATTTGTAAAGGATGTGAAAAATATGATACACAAGGATCATCTTGTTTGGTACCTGGAACACAACCTTGTTGTGGAGAGTGCGGATGTTCTTTACATCTTAAACAACGTAGTTTAACATCATATTGTGATTTAGGAAAATGGAACGCAATAACAGAAGAAAACGACAACTAAGAATTAAAGAATTTTATAGTCGCAAAAGAGTAGATTATAAAGATCTTGATTTAGAATGTTTAACCTCCGATAGATTAAATACTAGTACTACTAGTTTAGTTGATATAAATAATTATATCAGTACTATTACTGGAAACTCTTATGTTACTACAACTAGTACAGGTATATTCTATAATAATTATAACCCATACACAATAACTCAAGAAACAAAACTTGAAGTAAAAAAACGTATGAGTAGATTATTTTTAGAAGAATATCATAAAAGAAAACAGATTGAATTAGATAATTATGAAACATTAAAACAAATGCTTAATTCTGAATTAGATTGTGATGCTGAATTAGCATGTAGTATTATTGATACTTATCCAGAATTTGAATGAAGAAAACTAAAATTTATATAGAGAATGATTATGTATCTTTTACAATAGTTCATGTTACTGTAAAAAAGAAAACAAAAAATACAATTGCAGTAGATGAAAATGGTGAAAAGATGACTATTCCTGTAGAGTATGAAGTAAAGGGGAAAACCCTATACTTAAATTATACTTGCAGAATTGATGCAATTTCAGCAATATCTTCTCATATAAATGATAGAAATCAAGTGGTAAAATCTAAGTGTATAATCTTTGATAGATATAGTGGAAGAGATTACCTAGTCAATAATTCTATGGATGAAGTTAAAAGTGTAGTTATTAAACAAAATAAAAAAATGGGTTACTAATATGTCAGTATTTTTTAGAGCAGAAGACCATTCATATAAGAGTGTTAATTCTGAAGATAATATAAAATGGATTAGTGTTACATCATTTGTATCAAAATTTAAAGAAAAGTTTGATCCAATTGCTGTTTCACAAAAAGCTTCAAAAAATAAAAAATCTAAATGGTATGGAATGACACCAGAAGATATACAGAAAGCTTGGTCCAAAGAAACAGATAGAGCACTTACATTAGGTACATGGTATCATAATGAAAGAGAATCTGATTTATTAAGTCTTGAAACCTTAACACAAGGTGGAGAACCTCTAAAAATTATTACCCCAATTATTGATGAAGAAGGAATTAAATATGCTCCTGAACAAAAATTAGAGAATGGTATATATCCTGAACATTTTGTTTATTTAAAATCTGCAGGATTATGTGGACAATCTGATAGAGTTGACGTTATAAATGGTGTGGTCAATATAATTGACTACAAAACAAATAAGGAAATTAAAATAGAAGGATATAAAAATTGGGAAGGTATTACTAAGAAGATGTTATCACCTGTTGCTCATCTGGATGACTGTAATTTAAACCATTATAGCCTACAATTGAGTTTTTATATGTATATTATACTTAAGCACAATCCTAAATTAAAACCAGGAAAAATGAGTTTACATCATGTGATTTTTCAAGATTCTGGAACAGATGACTTTGGAAATCCGATTAATAAACTCGATGAAAACAATAATCCAATTGTAAAAGAAGTGGTGGTATATGATATACCATATATGAAGGATGAAGTAATTACATTGATTAAACATCTTAATGATAACCGTGATTTTTTAATATAGATATGAGAGAACGTAAGAATGACATTAAGTATTTATTACAACTTAATGAAGAACAAAAAATAGCTAAAGCTCAAATTCTAGATAATGTGATAAGTGCTATATACGGTGCTGCAGGTTCTGGTAAATCTTTATTAGCTGCACAAATAGCTTTAGATCAATTATTCTTATACGAAAAGAAGATTATTATTATTAGACCAGCTGTTACAGCACACGAAGATATTGGATATCTGAAAGGTTCTGCTGATGATAAAATGGCTTTGTTTACACAGCCAACTCATCAGAATATGTATAAGCTTTATAATAGAGATAAAATTGATAAAGAAATTGCTGCCGGTAATATTATGATTATTCCTGTAGGTTATACTAGAGGTTACACTTTTAATGATTGTACTGTTATAGTAGAAGAAGCACAGAACTTAACCTTTTCACAAACTGAATTATTATTAGGTCGTATTGGTAGACAAGATTGTAGAATGATTCTTTGTGGTGATTCTGCACAAATTGACTTAAAGAATAAAAAAGATTCTGGCTTTGATTTTATCTGTAAACATTTAAAAGATACTAAAGGATTTTCAGTAATTAGATTAAAAGCAAATCATAGACATCCTATTGTTGAAGATGTACTAGAAATATTTAAAAACTACGCTTAATGATTGTAAAACTATTCGATATAGAGAATGGTGTTGTAAAACCAACAGAACACTGTTTCGTAATTAAATTTTTAAAGGATATCATGGAGACATATCCGGATGAGTATTTGATAATTTATGCTTATCTGTTTTATATGACATGTCCTAATAATGATATAAATCCTTTTTTTAATCTTCCAGAATCTGAAAAGGAAGATATAATTCTAGAGCAAATAAATGCTGAGTTTAGTACAGAAGATTCTTTAATTCTTGATGCTGTAAAGATGTGTGAGAAATTATATGAAACTCCTACATCAAGAGCATATAATGGGATTAAAATTGCTTTAGATAATATGGCAACTTTTATGGCAACAGAAAAACCAACATCTGGTAGGGATGGTTCTGCATCTGCATTATTAAGAATTGCTGAAAGATTTGATCAAGTTAGACAATCATTCAAAGGTGTTTATAATGATTTAAAAGATGAACAAAAAAGCCACGTTAGAGGTGGTATAGGACTATCATACGATCAAGAATAATATGGAAAAAGAACATTACTATGATTGGTTGTTCCAGTACAACCCATATGAAAAAGCATGGTATGCTTTTGAAAGAGATAATTTTACTGGATATTTTTCTGATAAAGGAAATACAAAGCATTTAAAAGGATCATCTATTGATGAACTTATGGAAATTATTGAAGTGATTAATGGATAGTTATCTAGAAATACCCACTTATAATAATGGTGAATGGGAATCTACAATCTTCTACACCAAAGAAGGTTTTTTAGATTTTATTAAATCTATATTTAAAGAACCCGGTCAATATGAATTTGATAAAACTTCATTAATATTTAATGAAGAGGCTCGTAAATTTAATAAATTACAATTCTATTGTTCAGCACCATATAAAAGTAAGGATTTCAGAAATTATTGGGACGATCAAAAGAATAAGTGTAGAAATGGTGTAATATATAAAAATGGAGATAAGACTTGGTATCTTACTCGTGATTATTATATGTGGCTTAATTTCTTACCAATATTTGATAAGGAACAAAATAAATTTGGATTTGCTAAAGTACGTGATGCACAATATCATATGGCATTATATGAATTACTTGCTGAGTTAAGTAATAAGCATTGTGCTATTTTAAAGAAACGTCAGATTGCTAGTTCTTATTTTCATTGTGCTAAACTTATAAATCAAATATGGTTTGAAGAAGGGGTGACATTAAAAGTGGGTGCTGAACTTAAAGATTATATAAATGATAAAGGTTCTTGGGCATTCTTTAATGAATATAGAGACTTTTTAAATTCTCACACCGGATGGTATAGACCATTTACACCAGATAAAACTCTCAACTGGGAACAAAAGATTCAAGTGAGAGAAAATAACCAAAACAAAACTAGAGGTTTAAAAGGAAGATTAATTGGATTATCTTTTGAAAAGAATCCAACAAATGGTGTAGGGGGACCTTGTAAATACTTCTTTCATGAAGAGGCTGGTATTGCACCTAAAATGAATGTAACATATGAGTTCATTAGACCAGCATTAAGTTCTGGATTTATAACTACAGGTACATTTATAGCAGCGGGATCTGTGGGTGATTTAGATCAATGTGAACCACTAAAGAAATTAATATTATATCCAGAATCAAATGATATCTATGCAGTAGATACAAATCTAATTGATGATAAAGGTACTTTAGGTAAGTCTGGATTATTCATACCTGAGCAATGGTCTATGCCACCATATATAGATGAGTATGGTAACTCACTTGTACAAGAAGCATTAGATGCATTAGATAATCAATTTGAAATTTGGAAGAAAGAACTAGATCCTGAAGAATATCAACTACGTATTTCACAGAGACCTAGAAATATTGCAGAAGCATTTGCTGCAAGAAAAGAATCTAAATTTCCACCACATCTTGTCACTAATCAAATAAGAAGAATAGAGGATAAAGAATATGGTTATGAAGTTATTGATTTAAGTAGACAAGAAGATGGTATAGTAGCCACTAAATCTAATAAGCTTCCGATTAAATCATTTCCTATTAGAAAGAGTGAAGATGATAAAGAAGGAGCATTAGTGGTGTGGAAAAGACCTGCAGAAAATCCAACATTTGGAATGTATTATGCATCTATTGACCCTGTATCTGAAGGAAAGACAACTACTTCAGAATCACTGTGTTCTATATATGTATATAAAGCTCCAATTGAAGTGATTAAAGAAACATCTAATGGTAAAGAAACATACTATGAAAGAGATGAAATTGTTGCAGCATGGTGTGGTAGATTTGATGACTTAAGAAAAACTCATGAAAAATTAGAGTTGATAATTGAATGGTATAATGCCTGGACAATTATTGAAAATAACGTTTCTTTATTCATTCAATATATGATTGAAAAAAAGAAACAAAAGTATCTAGTACCAAAAAGCCAGATATTATTTCTAAAAGATTTAAATGCAAATGCTAATGTATTTCAGGAATATGGTTGGAAAAATACTGGAACATTATTTAAATCACATTTACTTTCTTATTTAATACAGTATATTAGTGAAGAAATTGACCATGAAACAAAAACAGATGGTACAATTGTTAAAACTACATATGGTATTGAGAGAATTCCAGATATTATGGCAATGAAGGAAATGCAAGCATATCAAGATGGATTAAACGTTGACCGTTTGGTTTCTTTAGCTGCATTAATAGCTTTTGCTAAAATCCAATCATCTAATAGAGGGTATACAAGAAAATATGAAAGAGATAGGTCATTAGAATTGGAGAATTCAAATAATTTATATAAATTAAATAATAACCCTTTTAAGTTTATAGGAGGCTCGAAATCTGCATTTTCAAATATTAAAGTTAAACGTAATCCATTTAAAAACTTTAGATAATGTCACATAGAAAAATTCAAATTATTAAAGAGCTCGTAGATAAAAAAGAAATAACATTTGAGCAAGCCTTATTATTACTTGATGTGAAAATTGAAGAATCGGGTTCTCCTGTAAACTTGGGTATTAATAATTGTCAAGGTAATTGTGACAATTGTACTTGTAAAAAATAAAGATAGATATGCAAATATATAACGCTCTTCAATTAAAAAATGGTGCTAAAGTAGAGTACAATAAAATGGGTACTCTAACTCAGCCAATTCAATTTTTACCAAGAGATAAGAAAGATCAAGAATGGGCAGCATGGAATTTAGATTGGTTGGAGTTGCAAGGACAAAAACAATTGAGAAGAAATGCTAGAAGATTGCTTAAGAATTATAAGTTAGCAAAAGGTCTCATTGATAAAACAGATTATATTATTGAAGAGGATAATGACTATGCTGATCTAGTAGAAACTTTAACTAAACAAGATGAATCTGCATTAGAGTTAAAGTTTTATCCTATTATTCCAAATGTAATTAATGTCTTAACTGCTGAGTTTTCTAAAAGAGCTACAAAAGTTGCATATAGAGCAGTTGATGAATTATCATATAATGAACTTCTAGAAGAAAAAAGAGCACAGGTTGAAGAAGTATTGTTAAAAGAAGCAGAGCAAAAATTAATGGCTTCTTTAATGGCAATGGGTGCAGATTTAGAAGATGAACAAGTACAACAACAATTATCTCCAGATAATTTAAAAACTCTACCTGAAATTGAACAATTCTTTAAAAAAGATTATCGTTCAATGATCGAACAATGGGCATGGCATCAACATTTAGTGGATGAAGAAAGATTTAAAATGCAAGAACTTGAAGAGACTGCATTTAGAGATATGCTTATTACAGATAGAGAATTCTGGCATTTTAAAATGATGGAAGATGATTATGATGTTGAGTTATGGAATCCATTATTAACATTTTATCATAAGTCTCCAGATACAAGATATATCTCACAAGGAAATTGGGTGGGTAAATGCGAAATGCTAACTGTAGCTGATGTTATTGATAAATATGGATATCTAATGACAGAAGAACAATTAGAGTCATTAGAAGCTGTTTATCCAGTTAGATCTTCTGCATATCCAATTGAAGGATATCAAAATGATGGTACATACTATGATCCTACAAGATCGCATGCTTGGAATACTAACTCTCCTTCATTACATTATCGCCAATTTACTTCTATGTATGATAATTACATATCAGATGGTAATGATATTGTAAATATGATTTTATCAGAAGGAGAAGATTTATTTGATTTAGGTAGTTCACACTTTTTAAGAGCTACAACATGTTACTGGAAATCTCAAAGAAAAGTGGGTCATCTTACAAAGATTGATGAACTTGGAGATGTAATAGAAGAAATTATTGATGAAAGTTATACTGTATCTATTAAACCAGAATATGATACAATGCTCTATAAGCAAAAGACTAAAGAAAATTTAGTGTATGGTGAGCATATTGAATGGATCTGGATTAATGAAGTTTGGGGTGGAGTAAAAATTGGTCCTAATAGACCATCATATTGGGGTATGGAAAACCCAGGTGGTTTAACTCCAATTTATCTAGGGGTAACTAATAATCAGATTAAAAGATTACCATTCCAATTTAAAGGGGATTCATCTTTATATGGTTGTAAACTTCCAGTGGAAGGATCTGTATTCTCAGATAGAAATACAAAATCCACTTCATTAGTGGATTTAATGAAACCATTTCAAATTGCATATAATATTGTAAATAATCAAATTGCTGACATTCTTGTAGATGAACTTGGTACAGTAATTTTATTAGATCAAAATGCTATTCCAAGACATTCTCTTGGAGAAGATTGGGGTAAACATAATCTTGCAAAAGCTTATGTAGCAATGAAAACATTCCAAATGCTACCATTGGATTCATCTATTACAAATACTGAGAATCCACTAGCATTTCAACATTATCAAGTATTGAGTTTAGAGCAAACACAAAGATTGCTTTCTCGTATTCAACTTGCCACTTATTTTAAGAATCAAGCTTTTGAAACTATTGGTATTACACCTCAACGTTTAGGTTCTGCAGTAGAGCAACCAACAGCAGAAGGTATTAGAGTGGCACTTAGTAATTCATATGCTCAAACTGAAATATACTTTACACAACACTGTGATAATTTAATGCCAAGAGTACACACAATGCGTACAGATTTGGCTCAATATTATCATTCTAAAAAACCATCTGTTAGATTACAATATTTATCATCTAATGATGAAAAGGTTGCTTTTAATATTAATGGTACAGATCTACTATTAAGAGATATTAATATCTTCTGTACAACAAAAGCAAATCATAGAAATACTATTGAACAATTAAAACAATTAGCATTAAATAATAATACTTCTGGTGCATCTATTTATGATCTAGCAAATATTATTAAATCTCAATCAATTCCTGAAATTGAACATGTTCTTAAATCTGCTGAACAAAAACAACAAGCAGTTAAACAACAAGAACAACAAGCACAACAAGAAATGCTTGATAAACAATTGGAAGCTCAAGCTCAAGAAAAACAAGCTGAAAGAGAATTTCAAATGCAGGAAAAAGAAAAAGATAGACAAACAGATCTTCTTGAAGCTCAAATTAGATCAGCTGGTTATGGTGCTATGCAAGATCAGAATGAAAATAAACAGAGTGATTACATTGATGCTCTTAGAGAAATCAGAGCTTCAGATGAATATCAATCTAGAA